AGTCGATATTAAATCGATTGCCTTTTTCTATTTCACGAAGAAAGGGGAGCGGGATGATGGCGAAGTTAGACGAGTTAAAACAGAAACTTACGGCTAAACAAATTCAAGCGGCGTACTTGCTTGTAGAAAATGAGTTGATGGAATCGAATAACGAGGAAAAAAGAACCCAAGACGAAATGGCGAACGAGCTTGGTATAAATCGGACAACGCTTTGGGAGTGGCGAACTAAGAACCAGGACTTCATCGCATTCAAGAGTGAAGTGGCCGATAGTTTTCTCGCAGAGAAGCGCGAGCAGGTATACAGCAAGTTAATGCAGTTAATTTTAGGGCCGCAACCAAGTGTAAAAGCGATGCAATTGTACATGCAGCGATTCGGTTTACTGACTGATAAGAAAGTAATCGAGGGTGATTTAGGCAATGCAACTCGTACAAATGCTGAAATTGAAGAACAGCTTGAGAAATTAAAAAAATTGACAGGCGAGTAAAAGGAGGGCGGGCTACATGGCATATATAGACGGTAAATGGTTAGCCCGTCAAGAACGTCAGGAGCGTATCAATCTTGTAGCAGAAAGAGCAAAGAAATTACAGGAGTTGTACGAAACTGGCGAGGCTACAGAATATTATATGGATACACTACTTGCTGACATCGATGAGCTAGAAAAGTTAAAAAGGGTACATCGTGGAGAACATGACATGTTGTACTTCATGTATGAGTATTTCTCGGAAGAAGGAAATCCCGGAAATCCTGATAACTTAATCCCGGCTGGAGTAACGATGGATGATGCGGCTGAATTTCACGAAACCTTATGTGGCTTGTTAGATGACATCACAACAGGTAGGGAGAAAAAGAAAAAAGTAGCCTGGAGTGTAGGTCGTGGCCATGCGAAAACCGCATACCTGAGTAATGGTTATTTGTGTCATCAAGTCGTGTATCGATTAAAGCAGTATATTGTTTTGATTTCTGAAACATCTGATGTAGCCGGTGACTTTATATCCTGGGCGCGTGATCAGTTAAAGTATAACGAAAAATTACGCGAGGATTTCGGTATCTTACTTCACGAACAAAAAAGCCGAAATGAAGTTGATAATGATAAAGAATTCGTTACTTTAACAAATACGAAAGTCGAAGCAAAAGGTATCGGGACACAGGTGCGTGGTTTGCGTCACGGTTCAAAAAGGGTTCAGCTCTACATTTTGGATGATTTGGAGAGTAAAGAAAATACCGCGACAGTTGATTTAATCGCAAAAAATAAACGCTGGTTCAAGGAAGAATTACTACCAGGTTTAAGTCGACAAGAGGGTGCCTGTATTTATATGGGTACTATCGTTTGTTACGACAGTTTATTGCATCACGTTATTAAGAACCGTCGTGATTTCGTATCAAGATCGTTCCCGGCAATTTTGAAATGGTCAGAGCGTGAAGATTTATGGCAAGAGTGGCGGGAGATTCGTCAGGTGGATGAAGAGGAGGCTTCTGATAAAGCTCGTGAATTTTATGAGCAGAACAAAGAAGAAATGCTCCGTGGTACAAAAACGTTATGGCCATCACATTTCCCATACATCGATTTGATGGAAATTAGAGAAGATGACGGTACCAAAGCGTTTAACCAGGAGTATCTATGTAACCCGACTGACGAGGAAAGACAGATATTTAAACCTAAATATTTCACGTACTGTACTGAAGATGATTTAAAAGACAAAAAACTTTTGTATTACGGTGCGGTTGATTTCGCAATGGGGAAAGAGAAAGGTGACTATAGCGTAGTAGTTACAATTGCGAAAAACGTGGAAACAGGAACTTGTTATGTTATCGATATTTTTATGGAGCGTGTTCATCCAAATACATTGCTAGAAAAAGCTGTAGAATACACGCTGGCATATCAATATGAATCAATCGCAGTAGAGGCACAACAAGCGCAGGAGTGGTTTGCGGATAAGGTTGGAGAGGAATTGCAGAAAAAAGGGTATCCTTCATCGACGCGCTTAAAACAAATTAAGCAACGTACACGAAAAGCACTACGTATTGAGTCATTATTACCTGATATACAGAGTGGTAAATTACGTTTTATGAAACATTTACGTGCTTTATTGGAGCAATTTGAAATGTATCCGATGCATCCACATGATGACGGTCCGGATGCGGTTCAAATGGCTTTTTCTATCGCATATAAACGTGCAAGACGTAAAGCAGGCACTACAGGGAATTCAAGATATTGAGGAAGGAGGGGCTTGAATGAGAGTACAAGGTGATCGTAATTTTATGAATCCAGTGGAAATTGTAATGCCAGTTCGTACCGCACTCGGCGATTCTGAGTGGACACGCATTATGTCTGAGGTTCGCTTGTATGAGCGTTATGAAGGAGACTTAAACGTATGGTCTGATTATAAAAAACCAGACAATCTCGACTACGAACCTACGAAAATACAACTTGATTATCCTCAAAAAATCGTAAACATGATTGCAGCGTGGCAATTTGAAAAAGAACCGAAAGTCACAGTTCCTCCTGATGTGATAGACGATCCAGCTCTTATGATTCAATCAGGATATGAACCTAGTGAGGAGCAACAAGCAGAAAACAGTAGAGCGAAGGCGAAGGAACGGTTATTAACATGGGTTTGGGATGACAACCGAATGCATGAGAAGTTATTAGCAGCAGCGAAAGACCGTGCTATTTCAAAAACTGGTGTGTATGCCCGTCTTCACTACGATAAACGTCGTGGTGAATTTAAGATTATTTGGCATCCATCAACAGAAGTTATTGCAAAGTATAGCGACTGGGATATAGACCAACTGGAAGAGATTCATTTTATTGCATGGCTTGATGAAGAACAAACGAAAATGTGGAAATTATCGTATTACTTAGTTTGGCATGAAGAAGCTGGTGAGTACGACTGTGAAATTGAAGAGGCTGTATACAACGGTGACTTAGAAAAACAAGAGGATAGGGTTGAGCGCTCATCAATGGGCATCGATTTTATTCCCGTTGTACCAGTGCCGACTGAAAAGCTCAGTAAGCGAACTACAGGTTATAGTGAGCTTGAAAAAACGATTAAGCTTTCTGACGAAATCGACAAAAAAATGTCTGATTACTCGGATGCGCTACGTTTTGAAATGTTCGCCATTACGTTACTAACGAATGTAGACGAGGATCCAAAGAATCCACTTCAAGTTGCACCAGGTGCGAAATGGGATTTAGGTGATGGTGCGGAAGATGCAGGTGAACCAAGCGCTAAAAAGCTAGAAAGTGGATTCCGATTTAAAGAAACCATTGAAGCGTATCTGGACCGATTGCAAAAACGCCTACATGAAAAAGCAGAAGTACCAATGGTGAATACGGCTGATATGAATACAGGTGGTATAAATGACATGGCCGTACAGCTTTTATTTAGTAATATCATTTCTAAAACACAACGCTCATGGGTGATATGGCAGTCCCGTCTACAAACCTTAAATGAGTATATTTTACGTTATATGAAAGCTAGGAAGGATGACTCCAAATTCAAATACGATAAAGAAATGTTAGCAAAAGTAGATAACTATTATGCTAGTAAGATTATTTTCGGTTTACCGTTACCGCAAGATCAAAAAGCACTTATCGAACAGTTAGGCGATGAAATTTCAAACGAAATCGAATCAATTAAAGGTGCGATTACGAGAAGTGGTAAAGAAAATGCGGAACAAAAGTTCATGGAGATTATGCAAGAGCGGATGTTGAAAAGACAGTCTCAGGATCCGTATAACGAAAAGTAATACTTGCCTTACGAAATGGCGCTATAAACTTTCGGAAATTATAGCCGACAGGCTCAAAATGGAGGATTTGCTAATGGAATACGCAAAACAAGCTACAGCATTAAAGTATTTTGTAGAAAAAGTACAAAAAACACCTAAGTTCCCACTTCGGTTAGACCTTCAGTTTTTCTCTGATGGTAGTTCGGGTGATGATCCTGACAAAAAGCCTGTTGGTACTGATGACCCACCAAAAACTTTTACGCAAGAGGAGTTAGATGAAATCGTTAAGAAACGCTTAGAGCGCGAGCGTAACAAGTCAGCAGAACAATACGGCGACTACGATGACGTAAAAGCAAAGTTAGCAGAATACGAAAAAGCTGAAGAAGAGCGTAAAAAGCAAGAAATGACGGAAATTGAACGTTTGCAGGCTGAAAAAGAAGAAGCTGATAAAAAGGCATTAGAGGCTTCCGAAGCGGCGCAAAAAGCACAAGAAAAAGCCAATACTCGTATTTTAAACACTGAAATTAAGAGCGTTGCACGTGCTTTTGATGCGAATGATCCAGGTGACGTATTGGCGCTTTTAGATAAGTCGACCATTCAACTTGATGAGAATGGAAATTATCAAGGAGTTGAAGAGGCTGTTAATGCGCTAAAGGAAAGCAAACCTTGGATGTTCAAGAAAGTTGTGGGAGCTGATGCAGCTGGTGGGGCGAATCCAGGAACAAATCCGAGAGCAAATGAAATTCTTGCTTTAGAAAAAGAGCTAGAAGAGGCG